CCAATGACTAGAACTTGTAACAGCAAATGTTTGGTGATTAACTTTCCAACCTGCTGAATCAGACCAATGATATCCTTGGTCTTTATCAGAAAATGCTGAGTTTGTAGAACCTGACCTTAAATCACCACCGTTGTTTGATTGTCTTGCTTCTGTACATAAGTTAAATACTTCCATACCACTTCTATCACCACCACCGTGAAATGATAAAAATGTTTCTTTAAATGAAGTACCCGAATCGTTTCTATCAGTATAAGTATCAAACACACTATTGTGTGATTTACCTGTTTCTGTGTACATATGAAACGCTGATGTTCTTGCACTTGGTGTAAAGTGTGAATTATCAGATGGTGTTGACCATAAGAAGAAAGTTGTATCACTACAAGCACCTGAAATATACGAACCAGGATAATCCATTTGAATACCTAAGTTTGTAGTTTGATGTGTTGCGTGATTTGTTCTATGAATTTGTCTCCAAGGCGAACCATCTTTATAACCACCACCTGTATAACCGACATTAATTACTTGTCTGAACTTCCATTGTGCGGCTCGTGATGTCGAATCTCTATAACCTTGTGCGTTTGGTCCACCATAACCATCTGAACCTGCTTGAGCACCATCTTGCATTAATGTAGATAATTCATTACCTGTAAAGAAAGGCGTGTAGTAAGGATATTTACTTTGATTTTTATGGCCGGTATCGTAAATTCTTAAATAGTTTGCACCAACTCCAAATGCTTCGCCGACAGCACCTCCACCAAATGTTTCGGCATTACCACTAACTGTATTAGAAAAAACTGGGTGGTTAACTGTACTAGACCCACCGCCTGAAGCTAAATCTCTATATGTAGAATTAAAAACACCACGAGTAACTTGGTCCATAGTACGGATACCATAGTTAAACGCTCTACTATCTTCGTAAGTGTTTGCTCTGTTAGAAGGACTGCCTGCACCGGCATCATGGATAGTTTCATTTGAACCTATCTCTGAATTATTTTGCCTTCTACCGAGCCTTCTGCCTATTATTGGTCCAGACATTTAAAACTCCTAATTATTATTCAGCTATCGTTTCGTAAGAAATCACATAGTCCAAACGAGAGTTTGTAGCTGCACCACCTCTAACTGAGTCACCTTCTTCAAGGTAAAAAGCTGAGTTTTTATCTGTTACAATTACCACAGTATTTGCTGGGCAATTAACATTGTAAGCTAAAAATCTGTCATTTGTTCCATCGTAAAAAGCAATTCTGAAAGTCGTGTCAGTACCTTGTTTGTTTGAAATTACAACACTATTAATTTTGTAAATTAAACCTGAACTAGCACTATTTGATACTAGAGAAGTTGTGTATGTTGTATTCAATTCACCACTATCAGTTTTACCTCTAATCGTTGCGACATTTACTATATTTGGATTTGCCATTTTTTATCCCTTTATCTTTACTATTATTATTTATCCAAAAACTATTGCCATTGCAATCGCTTTACCGGTTGATGTACCTGTTGTATCAACATAAGTTTTTACAGCCTGTTCAGTAGGAACTGCCGTATCAGAATTACCTGCTAAAGTACCATCTGTTGAGAACTCATTAATTGTTGCACCAATTTGAGCACCAATAGAACCAAGTTGTAATTCTGTCAAACCTGAAAGGTCAAAAGCGTCTGCGTTAAGTGTAGCAGTACCAGTTGCCTGGTCAATTTTGAACTGTGAACCTACTCTAAAGTTACCTAATTGGTCAGTTGATGTAAAGTAAACACGACCACCGTTTTGTTCTGTTGCTTCTCTTGATTGGTCATATGGTTGTGTGTTACCTACTGAGTCTGGATAGTTGGTGTCAGTAAATGAACCAGTACCAATTGACAAGAAGTCGTGTCCTGTTAGACGGACATTCGAGAAGTTTTTAGTTATATCAATCTCTGTATTATCAGCTGCGAAAGCTGTTCTTTCAGGAGTGATTGCTAATTTAGCCTGTTTGTTTGTTGTATCTGTATTTGTGATAGCAGTTACACGATAATATGTGCTATCACCAGCAAACTGTAAGTTAGAACCTACATCAATTGCTGTTGCACTTGTTAATAGTGAACTTGTACTATCTACTTCAAATAAGAAACCAGATTGACCAGTTGTCGGTGTTTTAGGTGTAATAGTACCTGCTGAACCGTATGCTGTGAAACTAGTACCGTCAACATTTGTTGTTGAAGCTGGGTCAGTATTTGATGATAAACTAAATGTGTTAGTTGTAGCATTTTGTACATAGTAAGTATTACCATTTAACTCTGTCATACCTACAACACCAGAAATAACAATTTTGTTACCGTTATTTAATCCGTGTGAGTTTGAAGTAATCACAACTGGATTAGCCTGTGTTGCACCTGTAATTGTTTTTGTAGCTGCGTCAGCAAGGTCAGAAGCGGTTGTAGATACTTTAAAGTTGTATGAAGAACCACCAGTAACATTGACTGTTTCTCCTGGTGAGAATAATCTTCCGTTACCACCTTCAATTTTTAGTTTTCTAGTAGATTGAACAACATCAATTGCTGTTGCTGTTGCACCTGAAACAGCACCTGTTAAAGTGTCTCCTTCAGCAACCGTAGCACTTGCAATGTTACCTTGCAAGTTTTGGAATCTAATTTGTGAACCTCTTAATTGTACTTCGTCTGGAGTTTCTGTCGCACTTACGCCATCAGCAAATGCACCATATTCTCCGTAACCGTTTGAACAGTTAAGCGCTCTAATAGTACCGCCTGATAATGCCTCAAAACCTTTATCACAATAGTATGTAAAGACTGATACCAATTCAGCACGAGCACCGTTGATTACCGAAACACCTTTACCGTCTGTATTGATTTGAGTAAAGTCATTCGATACCATTGATTTGTTACCAGCTGTATGAGCAAGACCATCAATTAACATACCTGTAGTACCTGTGTTAACAGATGTACAGTTATGAATATAAGGTGAAGCAGTTGTAATTGCACCACTAGGGTCAAGTGAAACAACGGCAGCGCCTGTAGTCATACCTTGGAATGTAAAGAATGAGATGTAGTTAGCATTGTTAACAAGGAACATTGAAGTTGCGTTATTGCTATGTAATGTTGCAACATCAAAAGTTAATGCAGCTCCGCCACCTGAACCTAATAAGTTATCTGCGATACTTAAAGAATCACCAACTGCAAAGTAACAACCGCCGTGAGTTGGTGTAACTGTAATCGCTGATGAACCATCAACAACAACTGTAACTCTTAAACCTACACCATTACCACTTGTAGCTGTCGCTAAAACATTTGAATATGTACCTGGTGTTCTTGAAGCGTCATTAGCACTAATATTGTTTACTGTAGCAACTGAAGTAGCAGAACCAGCTGCTGGTTCAACTCTTGTAGCTCTTAATGAGTCACCTAACATTGTAACATTTGGTGGAACTCTAATTGGGAAATTTTCTTCGTAAGTACCTGTTTGAACTGTAATTAAATCACCTAATGCAATCGTTTCAACTGTAAAGGTAACATTTGAAGCACCACCAATATCTGAACCTTGAATTGTAGCAGTGTTTCCTTCAGACCAACCTGTACCGTTATTAATAATTGAAACTGAAGCAATAGATGAACCGTCTGTTACAACATCAGCTGTAGCACCTGAAGAAGAACCACCTGTAATTGATACATTTCTAAATGTACCTGGTGTTCCGCCTGTACCACCTGCTAGGCCTGAAATTGTTGAAATACCATTTGAACCTGCTGTTTGACATGCCTTTTTAATTGTTCTAAAAGGTAATGTCTCTGTACCAGGATTATTGTCATCTCCTTCAGGAGATACAAAAAATGAGTTGCCAGATGTAGGAGTAAAGTATTCTAATCCGTTACCAGCAGAGTTAACTCTTAATCTATCACCTGCTCTACCTATTGGTAGTCTTAAAGGACCTGAAGAACCTTGTTGTACAATGTCACCTTGTGTTGTAAATACACCAGATGGCGCACCTTTAACATAAAGAGCCCATTGAGTATTGTCTGTACCGTCAGTAGGAGCTTGACCTGCTGTTGTATCTATTTTTGCTCTGTAAGTTGAGTTTGAAAAAATTACTGTTTCACCAATTTTGTAGGCAGTAGAAGCACTATATGTGCCTTGATGAGAAACACCTTCAACAAGTAAATCGTAATAACTAGTATTAGTTGGCAGATACGCACCAGCACTATGACTTACTTTGTTTACATATGTGTTACCACCGTACTGAACAACATCACCAGTTTCGTAAGCAGTACCAGCCGCATAAACGCCTTCCATATTGAAACCAGTTGTGATTACTTCCCAATCAGCACCTGAATCTAAAGGTGTTTGACCAATGTTGTTTCTTTCTGCAACATACTGATATCCACCGTATGTTACAATGTCGCCTTGTTGGTATTGTGTACCTGCTGACCATGAATCCTCAAATTCAAGACCTGGTAAAAATACCGAAAATTTTGTTGTATCTAAAACTGCTGAAGTAGATAAGTGAGCTGTTGTACATCTCCATAATGTTGGACCGTACTTAACAATGTCATCTACTTTATAGTAAGTTGCGTCTGCGTGGTCAGTTTTGAATTCTACACCGCCAACCATTTTTTGCCATTTTGTAGGGTTGGCTGATAAATCTGTTTCAAATAATGCTGAAGATGTGTGGTTTGATAAAGCTACAAAAGCATTTCCACCATATCTTACGACATCATCAGCGATATAGGAAGTTGAAGCTGCCCATGCGCCTTTCCAAACAAATTTAATTCTCCCTAATACGAAATCTGCCATTTGTTATCCTATGTTGTATAGTTCCTTGTGTTTCCTGTTGCACCACTATTATATGTAAACTCTTCAAAATATCTAGCGACTAGAAATCCGTCAGCATTCATATAATAAGTCAACTTGTTGTTATCAAAACGAACACCGTCATATGCTCTTGAGCTTGGTGTTCTACCATCAGCTAATTCTGTTCCTTGGTTTGATATTAATGTTCTATTATATTGGTTTGCGTTACCACTATTAGCGTCATCAACACCATTGTACGGAGTACCATAGTCTGCTAGATTAATAGCGACATTTGGATCCGACATAAAAGCCTTTGTGTAAGTAAGTATGCCTTCATCTACTTGACCATCATTAACAAATGTTTTTCTTTCAACTTTTAGACCATGAAAGGCAGACTGAGCACCACTAAAGATACCATTCTCTGCTTTTTTATCTACTAGATACGCCATTACTTACTCCTTAAATACTATTTATAATACTTTTATTATGTAACTTCTAAAATAGCCACATATGCTTCCATATCTGGTTGAGACGAATCAGCATTTAATTCTCCGACAACTCTTAATACATCACTAGATTCTAAATTAAGTGGTTTGTCTAATATTAAAGTATTTTCTGGTTCAATTTGTACAGATTTTGCAACATGATAAAATGTAGAACCACCGTCTGTTGTTATCTTAACATCAACATTACCAAAGTTTGTGGCACTTTTGTTTGATATATACAGAGCATGAATAACTGCCTGACCGTTACTTGGTGCTGTATATAAATTAGCTGCCGAAGTATCAGTTGTAACAACTGTCATACCTGCGTTTTTAAATGCACTTGCCATATTTTAACTTCCAAATACGATAGCAAAAGCGAGAGCGTCACCCTCTCCAACAAGAACATCACCTGTTGTTGTGCCATCTATTGTTAAATTTCCTGTTGTAATTACTGTACCACTAACATTTGGTAATGTAATTGTTCTATCTGCTGTTGGCTCTGCAGCCGTTAAAGATGTTTCATATGCGTTTGCTAAAAAACCTTCAAAGACTAAATTTGAACCATCTAAAATAATGTCTTGGTTTGTAGTTGCACCATTTGTAACAACTGTTTGTAGGTTAATAGAACCACCACCACCCATTTCTCTAACTGTTCCGCCGGTAGTTTTTGTGTAAAACTTACCGTCAGTAACATTCATTGCCAACTCACCGACTGCTAATGCACTGGCAGATGGTATAGATAGTGCTGTTTCACTTCTTTTTGGTTTTATAACTGTAGTCATTATTTACAACTTTTTCTTATCTGTTTAATAAGTTTATCTTTAGTAAGTCTTCTATCTAATTCTATTCCGATTTTTCTGCCTAGTTTTTCTAACTCTGCTTTTGTTTGTTTTCTTAAATGATTTAATTCTGTATTAATTTCTTGTTCTTTTTTTAATACTAAAGGTTTCATATAAGATTTAGTAATAAAATTTTTAAATTTTGTCCATAGTTTCATTAGAATGAACCTCCGTCAACTGTTACAATTGCAACATCTCCAGATGTAACTGAGAAGTTATCTGAAGTGAACTTAGCAACACCAATATTTGATGTACTTGCTAATTCACCTGCAATTGTTAAAGTACCACCTGAAGCAGTTGTGTTTATACCTTCACCTGCTAAGAACTCCATAGGATTACCGATTTGAACTGCACCTTGTGTAGAACCTTCGTCTGTAAATACAAAGTTTTCAATTTTTGCACCATCAATACTACCTGCTAACATAGCATTTGTAATACCTAATGCTTTAACTCTTAATGCGTCTGAGTTGACTTCAATAGAACTATTATCAACTTCAACATCTAATTGATTACCTGTTTTACTTAAAGCTGCACCTGCATTAATTTGACCTGCGCCAGAGAATTGTGTTACATCTAAAGCTGTTGTACCAAAAGTAGGAGCGCCTGTGTGAGTAAACACATAACCGTTATCTCCGTTAGCAGTACCTTCTTCTACAAAGATAAATGAACCACCTGATAATTCTGATGGTTGGTCTTCAGGAGTTGCTCTTGTTAAAACCCAATTTGATGAACCATCACCAACTGTAGTTACAACATAGATACCGTTTTGAGCAGCTGCTGTTTGGTCTTTAACTAAAACTCTATCGCCAGCACTTGGTGTTACACCATCAACTGCAAAAGCAGCTTGTGTGCCAGAATTTGTTAATGTTGCACCTACACCAGCAGTACCGTTTGAGTAAGTTGCCGATAAGTTTGCTGTTGTAGCAACTCTAGCAGATGGTTTAGCGTCAAGACCTTGTGCAACTTGGTCAACATAAGCTTTGTTTGCTAATGAGTTAGTTGTAAATCCTGCTCTGTCTTCGTAACCACTTGGTACTGTAACTGTTCCTGTTCCGTGAGGAGACATAACAATGTCTGTATTACCAGAACTTGTTGACATAGTAGAGCCGTTAATAGTAATACTATCAACAACTAAAGAAGTTAATCCTGAAATATCAGTTGTAGTTGCACCTAATGTTAATGTAGATGAACCTAATGTTAAAGTAGGATTTGCTAAATTAGCATTTGTAATACCAGCAGAGCCAGATAAGTTTGAGTTTGTAATACCGGCAGCCGTAACAGTTACCTCATTGTCTGTAACTGCTGTATCAATACCTGAACCACCTGTAAATGTAAGTGTCTCAGCAGTATTGTAAGTATCTGTACCCGTATCACCAGCTAAATCAATAAACTGATTTACAGTAGCAAAACCTAAAGCACCGGCACCATCTGTTTTTAAAAATTGTCCGGCAGAACCATCACCACCTGGTAATGTAAATGTAACTGTATTTGCTAATGAGTTAGGAGCTTTTAATCCTACGAAACTTGAACCGTTGTTTGTGCCTTCGTTTAATTTAATTGTACCACCAGCACTTGCGTTATTACCAACAATTATCTCGTCAATCGCTAAGTTACCGTCTGCAAGTAAGGCTGAATTTGCTGTTAGTGTACCAGCAGCGTGGTCTAACAAGTCTGTAAAATATTGACCACCAATTACTGAAATATTATTTGCGTCACCGTTTCCGTCAACACCGCCCTCACCAATGAATAATCTATCTCCTAGATTTCCTTGTGTACCTGTTCCATAAGTATAAGCAACTTCACCAAGTTTCAAGGCACTAGGGGCTGTAGTACCTGAACTTCTTTTTATCTGAATTACTGTAGCCATCTAAAACTCCTAAAATGCTCCTGCGTTT